TGCCAAGAGGCCACATTCAAGCATTTCGTCCATAGATTCGCGGTGTTGGATAAGTTCTTCGAGTGTCAGCATTTTAGTTTTCTCCTACAAGTGACCGATTTCTACTTTATATCCGTGCTCTTGGAGCCACATGGCATCCTTTTCGGCGGATTCAAAAGTTGCATGAAATCCAGCGACTTCAGCAACACCATTGACAACGACGTAAACACGCCAGTGTTGACTGTTCATATCAGCAAATCTCCGTTGTCTCTTCAATGTATCGGTTGAGGCCACCGACAAAAGCATAGTTAAAGTCATTCCAAAATTCGCGTGCAATCTTCTTTGGCACGTCTTGATTCTCGCCAAAGTATTTAACCTTGAAGTCCTCGAAGGTCCAAAATCCAGCGTAGGGATTTCTCTCTCGTTTCATTGTGCTTTCTCCTTTCACGCTACAACTATAGGAACAGCTTTTAGAGAGTTAAGCATTTAACTGATTTTTTCTAAATCTCTCGTCAAATACCTTAGACGTCGGCCATTCATGAGTTTAACAGTCCAAATAGACTTAGGGTCTGAAGAACTGCCATCATTGGAAGTAAAGCCCTCGATTATTAAAGCAATTGTGCCCGGTTCCACGCCAAATGTGCCGCGCTTGATTCGCACTAGGTTACCGGGTCTCAATGTATCGGGCAGTGGCATAAACTACAATCACTGTGCATAAGAAAATAAAAACAATATCAAGCATATACGCCTCGCATGCGTGAGGAAAAAATTACTGTGGCCGAAAATCAAAGTCTTCATCGGATGGGACTGACACAAAGCGCCAATGCTTGCCGTCAAGCGTTTCAAGCTCCGCAACCTCTGTACCAGCGGGCCAACGGCTATGGGGCAAGGCGCCCTTAATCCTAATGATTCTCCAGAGTTCGCCCTGCTCTCTGACTCGATTCTTCCCGTGCTTTGTCTTACCAGAAAGGATAAGGATATCACCTGCTTTCATTGATTACCTCCACCCAGCCTTGAGCTAGCGGCTTGGTTACGTTCTGCCATCGACTTTCTGATACAAATCTAACTCTAACTAGGTTTGTGCTCATGCTCTCGATGATTCCAATTCCAGGGTCAGAGCCACAAAGGCGGGCAACCCTATCATCACAAACTCTAACCAAATCACCGACTTTCACTGATTAGCTCCAAGTGTTCTTTTTCATGAAATGAAAAATCATCATTCCATTGAACTCTGTAAGAGGTCCAATATTCTTCTTCACAAATAGATGTAATAACGCCTAGGCCATAGTAAACATCTTTTATTTGCCAGTCTTCTTTAAGCTGAACAATATCACCGACTTTCACTGACAACCTCTAGGTGCTCTCTCCCCACCCTCTCACGATAGCCGTCAGTTAACCACTGGATTAGCATATAACCGTTGTCCCCTTCGTCCAAAAGCACAGCAAGACGGCGCTCTAAGCGCCATGGCTCAGGTTTTAGTCTAATAATATCACCGACTTGCATTGATAACCTCTAAGACAGAGCGCATCGGCCTAGTAGTTGTGCCATTAGTCCAATCAACTTTGCAGCGGATACCAACACACTCGACGACCAACCCGACGTTAGCCCATGGCTGTCCGTATGCATCTAGCTCGTCTTGAGCTAACTTATCCAGCCTCACTAAGTCACCAACGGTTGGCTTCATCCTCTTCATGTCTAAACCATAGGCACGTATATGCGTGAGTAAAATATTATTTTAAGTTTTTAACTAACCAATCTTTGAAATTGCTAGCAGTCATCGAGTCATGACCGCCAATGTGAAAAGTAAAAGGCTCATCTGATTCCTGCTGACTTAGAGCGCTTGGGACAGCCTTCCAATCGTAGAGTGTTACGACGTGTCCATTTTCATCCTGAAGAATCCACTCCACGCTAACCTTGTGTCCATCGCCCTCAAGAGGCTCACCTAGAAGGTCAAATGTTGCGCGGGCGGGAAGCGATACATGCGCCTGCAAGCAAGTGTAATTAGCGTCAAGTGTATTGTTCGTTACTGTAAACATGCTTAAAAACTCCTATTATATTCCCAACATCCGTCGAAATTCCAGTCACACCATTCCTCATACCACCCATCGACATTCCAAGTGCAACATTCAGCCTCAGAATATAAATCACACCAGTGTGCTTGAGTTTCATATGGCTCGTGATAACATTCTAAATGATATAGAAATACATCAGCTTGCTCGTTGTTATACACTGTATGTGTCGAATGATCATCGCGGCGACTGTCGACATCGAAATAACACGATGCGAACAGAAAACCGCTGAACGAAACGATGGCCAATATTTTAGTGATTGTTTTCATATGCAAACTATAAGCACAGTTTTTGTTTAGTAAACACTTTATTTCACTTTGTATCCAACTTGTGCTGTAACTTTAGACCAGTCAACGTTATTTAATTCAAGTTTATCGGGGGTTAAGTTGCCCCACATATAACGGCAAAGACTTTCAAATTGAGATGCGTCTGTCATTTTCAAAGACTCGACAAGCGAACACATATGCTTATCATCCTGAAAAATAGAGATTACCTCTTTTGTAGCCTTTTCCATGTTGAAAATATAATCACGGCTTTTGTTCAGTAAAGGCCGTGACGATGTTTTTTTGAAAACCAATTGGTTTTTTTGGCTGACCAACAGTTAGAGCATCATTTTTTGGGCTTGTGCGCGCAATCTGAATGGCCTCAAAAGTGGCGCATGCTTGCTCAAGACCTGCTGCACAAGAGTATAAAATGCTAATTAGTTTTCTCATTTTCAAATCCAGTCTGGATCGTAATCAATAGAGCCGGTTGATTCGTAGCGGCGAGCCCAGTCATCGTCGCCATAATATGAATCGAGATAAGCAAGATCCATGTCCTCATATTCGTAATATTCTTCAGCACTTGGGCCTACCTCTTCGTTCATCGATGGCTCTTGGCAATTAATCTTTTCATTATTTATCAACAATTACAATCCTCTCGTTAGTCTTGAAATAAGGGTTACTGCCATTCCGGCTATCAGTCATCCACATACGTGGGCACTTGCTAGGCTTAGGCTTGGGAGCACACATGTCAGTCAGGCAGATATGACCGTCATACTTGCCTTTGTTAACAAACTCAGTCGGCGCATTGAAACAAGTGCCACCGTACAAAACACGCTCGCGCTTGCGCTTCTCGCCTTTTTTCCAAACATAAACCTTGTCCTCTGCAACCTGCGTATCAAAAGGAATCACAGTAAATGTAGCAACGTCAGCCAATTTGTTAAGCTCAGAATAAAAAGCAGCCAACATTTCATCGGATACCGAACCTGACTGGTCAATACTCACCGCGATATTAGCAACGCGCTCGACCTTGCGACCGGGATGCACGTAAGCATAACGCTTGTTTAGGCGACGTGGAGTAGAGCGCTTGTTAGAGCGCTGAGAGCACTTGACAAACCATCGCAGAACCTTACGCCAGTCGACTTTAGTCGCTAGGCGTTGCATAATCTCTCGACGGACAGAATGAGACACAGTGCCCCAGTTGCTATGACTCGCAGCTTCATTAGCCGCGTCTTTGACGGCTTCTTTGAGGCGCTCCTTAGCAATCTCTTTTGTAGCCTCGTCACAAGATTCACCACCCCATGAACCATGGTCATCGAACTGGCCGGCAGAGTCAGGATTGAAGCCGGGTTGACCGTCTTCGCCCTCATCGCCCTCGCCTCGATCTTTCTGCTCCTCAACCTTTTTCTTCAGTTGCTCATAGTACCACTCGCTTGTCTGCTCACTAGGCATGTCCTCAAAGGGTGCAGTGCCCGGAAAGCAACACATATCTGGCAGCTTATCTTTGCCGATCATGCAGTTAATTGAAAGGTCAGCGGCGATGTTCCATAGCTTGAAAAGCTCTGCCTTTTCTTTTGGTATGTTGCCATGACTAGTGAAGACACCAGCCAATTCATCAGGAAGACGGCCAGTCACATGCTCAAAAACGAGATGATAGAACTCGTGCATCAGGACACCAGTTCGCTGTGCATCAGTCAGACCCTCGAAGAAATCTGGATTGTACATCATCTCGAAGTACCCAGTCTCAGGGTTAACGCGCACACCGGCAGTCGGAATGTTCTTTGATTCCTGCTTTTCGATACGGCGAGATAGCGCGGCGAAGAAAGGCTCGCGGCTAAGAAGCCGAAAGATGTGGTCATTAAGATTGAAACTCATCGTAACCTCCGTCTTACAGTACAAGCATAAGAACGGTTTTTAGACAGTAAAGAAAAAAGATGGCCGAGGGACTGTTTACTCGCAGAGCAGCCTTGCTATCTGGTTTTTTGATTAGTGGACTCGTGTCCTCCGCCGAAACCAGCAAATTGGCGGGTACTAGTAATAAACTCCTCGACCATCACCTCATAATCATATGCAACTATTTTTAATTAGTTGCTAGCTGTCCTTATTGCCAGTCAGCATTTCTACCATGCGAGAAGAGACCTTAGTGCCATCAGAAGCAGTCGACTTGTGCAGTGAGATAACATTGGCATTGTCACCCTTGCCGATAACCGTCCATAGCTTCATTGCAGCCTCGGAGGGCAGTGTAACGAAGTAATTAGCGAGGTTTTGAATACGCTCTGATCCCAATTCCTCTTTGAAAGTATCGCTAGCCTCAATCTTTTCAATCAAAGCACAGTGCTCATTGATACCGAAATCAGACGTCTTGGAGACCTGTCCATCATCAAGAATCATCTCGATAGTAACCTGACGCTCATAGTTCTGAGCGAAATCGTTGAACGCGACGGCAGCCTCCATGCCGACGAAAGCAGCGGACAAGTGATAGATGCTAGAATCATTGCGATGGTCATCACCGAGAAGACCAGCATTGAGCAAGCAATCGTTTAGCCGCTTCCAAGAACGACGGGAAGGGTATACCTTGTTAGGCTCGTAATCCTCGGCATGCTCAAGGTGAGAGCGATTCTGATTAACGAAATCCCAAACGAGACCATCGACGTTATCTTTACCCCAATCGAGCCAATCCTCGACAGTTGGCTCCACGTCGAAGACAGTCCAACGGTCAAGCTCGGCAGGATCCATCTCGCCAACCTGATACTGTGAGCCATGCTCGCCGCCATTGACAGCAGCAATAATAACCGTGTCGGGGTGAATGGCCTTGCCGAACAACTTGCGTGAATCGGTAAGCTCGAAGAGGCCTTGACGGACCTCAGTCACAGCGCGGTCGACCTCATCAAAGAAGAGGACCACGGGCTTGTCACAAGCCTCTTGAAACCAATCGGGTGGACAGAAAGAAGTGACGTCGCCGTCAGTCTTGGGAAGACCAATCAGGTCACCCTCAGTCATCTGCGAGGCGCGACGCTCGACAACGGGAAGATCGAGGTCACCAGCAACTTGGTAGACAACCTCGGACTTGCCAACGCCATGGCGACCGCGAAGAAGCACAGGCTTGCGAACAGCAATAACATGCGGGGCAACAGTGCGAAATGTCTTGAAATCAACAGCCATCATAATCTCCTGTAGTAACTAGTGGCTCGTCTTACACTTCTATGATAAGAACGGTTGAAATAGAGTTAAGTTTTTTTTAGACCGGACGCATCAAAATAGAGTGAGTCAGGCCAATAGCAGCAAAGATAGAATAACAAACAGTCAAAGTAGCAAAATCCATGATAACCCTCCTAAAAGTCTATGGAATTATTAAACAAATGGTAGCACTGGAGGGACTCGAACCCTCAATCCCAAAGGGCGACGGATTTTAAGTCCGTTGCGTATACCAATTCCGCCACAGTGCCTTGATAGTCGAATCATAAGACCGGTCTTTCACAAGTAAAGCTATTTTTCTTCGTCGTCAGTAGCCCACTCGTAGCGAATGATGCGGCTACTGCCACAAGCGTAACAGTTGGCCGAACAAGCCGATCGTGTGGCACCGGGCCTGTTGATATACTTACAGCCACAAGAGCCGCAGTAGTAATTATAGGTAACTTTAGGTGGTTTAATAGACCAATCAAACATTTTAACCTCGGGCTTTTTTAAGCCAGCGAACTTCTGTCTCAATAGTTTCGGAGGAGCCGATCGGCAGTACAACCACTGGAATCGCACCTTTTGCCGCACCTGCAACCTTGTCAGGATATTCAATAATCATAACCATCTTGCCTACAATTTTTCCAATGTTAAGATATGGCCGAGTTGCAGTCTTTCGAACCTGCGCCATCGAACCCACAGGAAACGTAGGAACCGAATTCATATTGTCTAGCACTTTTTGAACATATTTATTCTCAACCATCGCACGAAACTGCTTTTCGGTTGGAATAAATGCGTTATCATTCAAAACTCGCTTAGCCAAATCGGCAAAGTAGGGGGGATTATTCCAATAATACCGCGCAGCAATTTTCATTTTGGCGCGCATGTCATCATTATAATTAGCTTTCCAATCCTGACGCTGAGCAATGACAGCTGGATCTTTACCAGTTTCAATACGTTGAAGGATAGACTCTTGCTTTCCTGTCAGGCTTCCATACCGTTTGATGCCTTCCTTAATCGAAGACAGAAAGGACTTTTCCCAATCAGTGAATTCAACATCACGCGCGAGGAGGGTATCAATCCTTGATATCATTTGAAGTTTAGATTTGATACTCTTGCACTTGGTCATTTTGTTCTCCGTAATCGGGGTACGCCTCAAGTATAGGAACGAAAGCTAATCAGTAAAGCTAAAAAGAGATAGAGCGATACATGATTATATCTGGAAAACCATAGCCTCGCTGGTCGTAATCGTCAGGGTCTTCACCGATGCGAATAAACTTGAAACAATCGTTCCAATCTGTGCCTTCTGGCACTGATGGCTCGCCATAATTAGTCAAATCCTCTTCTTCCAAAGAGCAAACAAATGCATATATAGCATCAATCTCTGGGTAATCTTCATACCACTTAATGCTTGACCAGTGCATAAAGTAATCACCGGGCTGCTCATAGCCAGAAGTGAAATCGTCGGCATCTTGGCAGAGTTCCATAACTTCTGGATGCTTGGCACAGAGGGCCATAAACGCTGGTGCAGCTTCAGGTGAGATTGCCAATACTACTTGCGAACGATAACCCATGGTTTCCCCCTTCACCTAGAGTATAGAAACGAGTTTGTAATAGTTAAGAATAATTTATCGCGCTATCCAATTCTCTTTGGAAAATGATCGATCATTCTCTTTTGCCTCTGTCTTCCCACTACCTTCGCATGCATCGATCTCATAAAGAGACTTCTCTAGTTGATAAACAGCTTCAGTAAGATTCCTGCGAACATTGTTTTTAACAATAACTTCAGCCCTTTCCAAGTTATCAGGCCCAGTTGCGTTTGTCGTGCCTAATACCTCATTCGCTACATGCAGAAGGGCCTCGGCTGATGCCCTATTAATCGTGATTGTTTTTTCCATCTAAACCTCCGTGAAAGAATTATAAGAACAAGACTATGTTAGTAAACATTCTAGTCATCATATTCAACGCCATTGTAGTCATAAGGTCGTGAATCGTTAAACTCTTCACTAAACTTGGCAGCCGCCATGGCCGACTCTTTAGTCAAGAAATCCTCCGGTACTGAGACAGGCGCGGGTGACACGATAACGGGACAACGATCCTCAAAGCGATGAGGAAACTCCTCGTTATTGATGTTGCTAACCGAAGAAGGAAGCTGCAATTGAAATAGACGTCCATTTGGGTAGTAGCTATCTGGAGTCAACGACCGACCATAGCAAACATCGGCATAATGATTGCCTTGACCAACTGCGACTTTATGATTAATCATTTTCCATGCAACTCGCTCAATTAGTACAAGATCTTTGCGATCGCCACTGTAGTAATCTTTGCGATAAGCCAAAGCACCGACGCCAAAACCCGCAGCAGTCATGCTTTCTGCAAACTTTTCGCGGGCGGCGAGGCACTTATCGGCCCAATCATTCATATCAGCCTTGCGATATTTACATGTCCGTCGAGTATGGCCCTCTTGTTTGCAGTAAGAACACTTGCGATGCTTGCCACGATTGACAGTCCTGTTCAGTTGTTCCTTGTGGCGATCAAGCTGGCGCTGTGCATAGTTACGCTCCCAGTCATCAGTGAAGTTATCTTCTGCAAGTTGCCTTTCATATTCAACAATCTGGTCTCTGTGATTCTGCTTCTTTTGTGGGCATGAGCTTTTGTTATGTCCAACCTCATAGCAGTATCCACATCGAACAGTGCGCTTGTAGTTTCCGTTTTTGTCAGTAGTGTACGCCATCTCAACCCTCCGTTGTGGCGGTTACGTTATAAGTATAGTTACGAAAGTTTAAAAGTCTAGGCTGCTGCCAAAGAAAAAATAAGATCAGTTATATCATGGTGTTTGGCTTCGCCAGTCTTCACGTTGACAACATAGCATCGGTTATCCCACGGCGAAAAGACGTGCGAATCTTCGGCTGACAGCGCGGTGATAACACTGGTAAGCTCCACATCTTCGAGGCAATATTCGGCTGGATCCTCTGGATGGTCCTTATTCAAATTCCAAGCGATACCAGCCTCGACCAAAAGAATCATCATATCCTCAGTCAATTCTTTTCCTGAAAGAGGCAAATCACTAAAGCTAGTTTCAGTGAACCCCTCCAAGACACTTCCATCATAAGAAGGGTTAGCTTCTAATTCATACCAGCCCTCTTTGTTTTTTAGCGGCTTGATGTGCCAATCTACTCCGTAATCATGCCATCTCAAATGATCGTCCACAAAGCATCTAATAACTTTGTGAACAATCTCAATGCCGTACTTTGGTTTAAACATAAAATGCGAAAGACTCATTTTCTTACCTTACCTATAGTGACGACGGCAGCGCTCAATGACCCTGCCGTGATTAGTTAAAAACTTTTGACAATGCACTTCATAGGCACGGATCGTAGCTCCTTTACCTACGCTTGGATAAGGAACATAGCAACCGCCAAGCAAAAAGGAAAGCATAAAAATAAAAATAGTCTCTCTCATTGTAACCCTCGTATATGTACGTGAGTAAAAAATTATGGTGGACCCTCTCGGACTCGAACCGAGGACTACCCCGTTATGAGCGGGGGGCTCTAACCAACTGAGCTAAAGGTCCGTATATGGTTGGCCCAACGGGACTTGAACCCGTGACACCCACTTTATAAGAATGGCGCTCTAACCTACTGAGCTATGGGCCAGTAATCTACTTACAATCAAAACATAGGCACTGGATCTTTGTAGTCAAGCCAATTATCAACATATATCAAATTTTCTATTAGATGATACTCTCCAAACTCACGATCAGAGAAATAAACAATAGCCTCAACCTGATCGCCAATGTTGTAGACCTCAGTTATAAGACCGGGAGGAGGATTTTCGTAGTCCTTCGCGTCTTCAATGTGGAAAACTAAGTCACCCGGCTGCATCATCGAGTTGCTCCAAAAGATCTTTATGGATTAACATCTCCTTACCTTGATGTTCAAGGCAGATATAAACATCAAAGCTGCAAATAAAACTACAAATCGATCCGTATGGCAAATAGCTTTGACTTGTACCTTCTTTCTTTACCAAGATTAACTTATCACCCGGATTCATCAAAAACCTCTAAATATCTATGGTTGAGAGTGTATAGACCGCTGAATTCTGGCGTTCCAAACCAATGAATAACTGCATCTGAGTCGTTGCACAATGAATGATCTAGGTTAATAATCATCCCAATATCTTCTGCTCCGGGGCGGGTCCATTTAACCAAATCGCCAACCTTTACTATTCTTTTTATCATAAAACAATTATATTGACGAATTAGTTATAGTCAAGGCATTATTTCCCAGCATCTCTTGCCATCCTCTTGCTAGAGATATACATATATCCGCCTTTATTGTATGCGGGTGCTGTACAACGAGACTTGTGTAAAATTTGCTTAGCGGCTTCATTATCTCCGCACTCAAGACAAGTATAATAACCAAGAGCAAATCGTCTAGGATTAAATTCATCTCCACATTCAACACACTCAGGTCTTTTCATGATTCTCTACCTCTGAATAATCGCAGTATATCATAGTTTCCTTTTTAGGAAACTCGACCAAAATAGTGCCATGCATGGCGTAGAATCTAACGATCTTGCCAGCACCGTATTCAGGACGTCCCTTTACTTTAACTAAATCACCGACTTTCACTTACTAACTCCAAGAATCGATTATCAACTAGCTGCGCGCCTTCTTTAGGCCACAGAACATTGACATTGCCACCAGAAATTTCTAAAACTATCCCATGGCCAGACCATCTCTCATCATTAATATCAGGAAGACATCCGAATGGCCTATCGAGCAAAGTTGTTATGCGAAATTTAACCAAGTCACCGACTTTCATTAATAATCTCTTCTTTTTGTTTCCGTTTTAGGCGCTTAAACCTGATCTCAGCCCTCATGGCTGAAGATCTATCAGGGTGTGACTCCGATAAAACAATCTTTGCTGGCCTTCTTGTTCTAGTGTATTTTGCGCCGCGTTTAGTATGATTGTGTTCGTACAATCTTCTATCAATGTTCGTTGTCACACCAGCATAATAAGTACCGTCAGCACAAAGTAAAACGTAAAACCACCAATCACCGACTTTCACTGACAACCTCCAACTGCGATTCGGGCCAATGTATTGGTTCGGCCTGTATCGAGCAAGACATTGTATGCCAGCCGCGTGTAAACACGTTGGTTTCAATTATCACTCCGACGACTTGTTCTCCATGGAATGAGCCAATTAGTTTAACTAAATCACCGACTTTCACTGATGACCTCTATATCACACCCAGCAGCATGTACGTCACGTAGATGGTCCAGCATTTTTACGCGCCACTCACCGCCGCGCCAATCGGGACGGTTGTAACTCTCAACTAACACGCCTAATTTTGTGCCGTAATGTCTTGTCTTTACCTTAACTAAATCACCGACTTTCATTATCTACATCCGGGACAGCGGTTGTCAATCCATTCTTGAATGGCACCCTCAACAACCTCAATCACAGCTTTGAAATCCTCTTCGTCATCGAGACATCGAGCCTTGCATTGCTCAATAAGAATATTCTCAATTTCTTCTGTTAATTCATGCTTCACTTACAACCTCAATATACTTCTCATCCATCGGTCCACCATGATCAAATGGAGTATCAGGTAGAGGCGCCAAGTCCCAGTATACTCTTCGACCGACATAATCCTCATCTATTTCTGATCTTCCAATAACAATATAGTGACCAAACCTCGCTGGTAAAACTTTAACTAGGTCACCTGTTTTCATTTCACACTCAGATATGGAATACCATTTGGCATTTCCCCTTTCACAACCCCACCATGCTTGGCGCAAACCAGAGTCACAATGTCCGAGGGGACATATCCATATACAGTGCCAGTATAGTTTTCTTTATCCTCCGCATAATCGACCAACAAAGATTCATAATCATTCGGAAAGCCGATCTCCACTGCGACATACTTATCGGCGTTGTCAATGCGAGGTTCACAATAATTAAACCTACTCGCTTGTACACTCATACTGAATCCGTCAGCACATTCTATTCTTTCATTATTCATCTATTTTCTCCAGCCACGTGGCTCTCATCCAAGCCGACTCGTAGCCGTGTTCAAACCAATGCACCCTATAAGGGCATGCGTTGGAATTTTTTAGTTGCGGCTCGCTCACCTCTACTATAATCCCCATATTCGCAGGGTAAAGGCCGTGAATGTTTTTTACTAAATCACCGACTTTCATTTATAATCTCCACCCAGCCATTTTTAACAGCCAGCATATCCATTTGTACAGGCTCGTGATTATTAGAAGGCCAAGAGACCATAACGTATTTGTGGCCGTTGGGATAGGCGCGCTTATTATTAACTTCCGCAGGATAACTACGGATTTCACTCACGACAATGCCAATATCACCATCGCCAAAATCTATAACCAAATCACCCACTTTCATTTACCAACTCCAAATCACCAGCTCTGTGCCAAAGACTCTCTTGTCCCCATTGAACTTGATACCATAGGCCAGATGTGTCGTACTCATCAATCATTATAATAACGCCGGATCGATAGTAAATATCCTTATCAGCAGTTTCGTATGAGTAGCCTGATTTAAGACTCACTAAGTCGCCAATCTTCATTTAAGCCTCGCTGACAACTTTAATTTCTGAATACACTTGCGTTCTCTTAACACCGTCTCTCAAGCCGTACAAAACGTATCTATCTTCGCCATGGGTATTATTGTCTAACTTCTCCAAGACAAGATAATATCGTCTTGTTTCGTAGAGCACTGACACCAAATCACCGACCTTCATGCCCTGCTGATGACGTGAAACATCTCTTTTCCAGTGTTGAAATCTTCAGAACACCATGCGTCCGTACACAAGCCAGCATTAATCCAGCGCGCTTCAACCACAATTCTTTCTTTAGAAAAGTAGTATGGGTCTTCTTTAGTTGAAATAACTACGCCGATATCACCGTCATTGCATCCAATAATATCGCCTACTTTTGGAAATGCTGAGCTATTTCTTTCCGTCGCTGACAAGTCGCAATTCATCTTCCTTCCACCATTCTTGGTCACTCATCCAATGAATTTCATAGTACACTATTCCATAATCGTCCTCATAACAATCAAGAATCACACCATATCGATATTCATCAGTGAACATTCCATCAGCGCGGACACGAGGCTGTACTATGTCTCCCACTTTCATTTATCAAAATATATCTACGAACTGGAATTAGTTAAGATATTTTTAATGCTTCCGTTTTTTTCTACCGAGGCAGACTCCGTGCCATCATTAGAAATGATTTGACATGGCGTTAGAAAAAAAACTTTCGCTGCCTCGGCACATTCCTCAATAGTATTACAGGTTATGTTCCTCACATCAGACATGTCGGTATCTGGTGTAACAATATATGTCTTTGTCATCATCAATACTCCACTTGAACTATACTTTTTCAATACATATTAGCGGCGTCCAGGCTTCTTGAGGTCCGTACTCATCAGTAAGCCAGCGTATCCAGGCGCCTTCATTATTACTTATACTTTCTAGCCTTAGAATAACACCCATGTGGCCGACAAGATAACTACGACTAGAATCTGACCACTTGACTAAATCGCCAATGTCCATGATATAATTATACGCACGTGCAAACTATAGTTAAGGATTTTTTAATCCCTCTGCAACGTCCATTAATGCTTGTCTTATTTTATCAATTCTATTGCTAATCTTTTCTTCACTTTCCGTTTTTATTGCGGTTTTCAAAAGATAAAGCTCTTTTAGCGCTTCATTGATTGTCTTCTCTGCCGGGTTTGGAACGTAAACTCTTGGCACTTTTTTTTCTCCTAAAACGCTCGATTCTTGCCGATAAAACTTTGTTTTTATTCTGTAAAAGAATATTCTCAGTCAAAATCTCTTGAAGCTCGCTCGACAAGGCGTCTAGCAGCCTCATTGCCTCAATATCTAGGGTATACACATTCTTGTTTTGCATGGTCGTTAACTTATGCTTTGCTTGGTTGATTAAATCCAATCGCTCATGAAATATCTTGCTCTTCACTGAAACGACCTCCAACTTAGCTAAATCCTGTGTTTGGAATCTGAAAAATATATATCTACATCTGATAGTTCTTTCTTTACGAAATCAAGCATCTCACTCTCTCCAGAGAATGAAATTATTTCATCGTTATTAATTAGTCTCCAAGTGTCCAAAGATCTCAAAACATCAACTTTATTAAGCACTAACTTATTAACAGCATTGACTGCTATCGATCTTTTCAAGTTTGACAAGTTTAAATAATTACACTGTCTTGGACGTCCAGTGGTGGCGCCATACTCCTCGCCTGCCTCACGCATGCGAGCAAAAAACTCTCTCTCTTCCGGCTCGTCGATTGGCTCAAACTGTTTCGCGCCGACGTAGGTTTCATATACCTTGCCCACTCCCCATACATCTTCAACTGAGTTGTGTGGAATACCATTGAGCAAGGCACCAGCAACTCCGCAGTGGCTTGAAGTTACATAGGGGTAATCTCCCCAGTCGATATCCAACTCAAAGCCTTGTGCGCCTTCACATAGAATGTTGACACTACAGGGGATACTATAGAATTCCTCATATAAATCAATTAGATATGGTTTTAGAGCGGAAACATCCTTTGCCTGTACACCAAGGCGAGCGTACTTGTCACGGTATGCTGGTCCGTTTCCTCTTTTGGTTGTGCCAATCTTCTTCTCTGAATGTTCCTCTTGAATGTGAGCGTCGGAAATAACGTGAGCATTTTTGGCAATGAAAATCTTTCCCTTCGCATTAACTCCACCCTCTTCCAATTCCGCTAGTTCTTTAAAAAACTGTTCTACATTAACAACACAGCCAGGACCTATGATAGATTTAATACCATAAAATACACCTGCTGGTATGTGGTGTGTTACAAATTTACGACCCTCATGATAGATCGTATGTCCAGCGTTGCACCCGCCATTGAATCTTAAAACGTGCGTATAATCTTTGTATTTACACAAATAATGTGTAACTTTTCCCTTAGCCTCATCCCCATGTTGTAAACCAATAACTACGTCCGCACGCATTTAAACTCCTTTTGTATAAACCCCATTCCCATATCCCGCCTCCTTGAGGCAACCACGCTACCAATATTATAGCAACAAAATCTAAAAAATAAAACTATTTTTTTGATTGATAAAAAATACCCACTGTGTATCTTTTGCTAAGTTCCTTGAGTCTTCTCTCAAGGTTTTTTGTCATCTTAAAATCAACTTCGACTTCCGTCTCCGGCAATTCATAAATAAAAACAGTCTTTAAATCATTGCAAAAGTGACGAAATTCAAACTGAGCATTGTACTCAACGAACACTTCAATCGCCTCTTCCTCGACAATTCTTTTAATATTCTCTAAGTCTGTTTTCTTTGACATTTGTTTCTCTCAGTACCCCCTGTAGGGATCGAACCTACGACCTACGGATTAAGAGTCCGGTGCTCTACCAACTGAGCTAAGAGGGCATATATGGTAGTCTCACGGGGAATCGAACCCCGGCTACCGGGATGAAAGCCCGGTGTTCTAACCACTAAACTATGAGACCATACGTATTATATTATAATAACACGTTCATAACAGTAAAGCTTTTTTAAATAAAAAGCGCGCTTACAACATAGGCAACCATCGAAAATGAAACGATGCCTAAAATAATTAACAAAACGTACTCTGCCTTCTCTATATCTTTTTGAAATTTATTCATTAATCAACCTTTTCAAACCTTTCATCTAGGTGATTCCACTCCCACGCTTCGGGGCCATGGCCATCAATTTCAACCTGCCTGACAAAAACAATTCTATCAACATAGGGCATTTTATACGGCGCGCTTAAAAATAAGTTACGCTCTGTTAAATCTTCCAGCCATTCCTCTCTACGTTTCTCGATAGTTTTTAAGCTGGTGGCCTCCTTGCCGGGATGCAGCATTAAATCAATCGCAGCATATTGCTTAAGCCCTGTCTGATTTCTCTGTTGCAACTCTACATTTAGCCTGTGAGATAGCATTTGAAATGTAGTGGAGTAAGGAATCTGCAATCTCGGACGATGCTGATTTTCTTTGTTTAATTCAGGCGCCCATTTTTCACTGTTTTTCTTGAAATGCTGCAACCATATCTTGGGCTGCATGCTCTCGTCTGGCATAGGCACTACTGCGCCATACCTTTCATTGAAAGCCTGATTTATTGCTGCGCCTTTTCTTTGTTTTGTTTCTGATTTGTTCTCAGAAAGCCACTCTAAACCCCACTCTCTCTGAGCTGGAAAATCAAAAGAACTCAACTCTTCATTAACTTCCTTCTCCAATTCAAATGCAACTTTTAGCTGAATTGCTAAATCTTCTACCGATTCCTTCTCCGTCTCATCGCCAGTTTGTTTGTTTGATTTAATTGATATCTTGTGCATATGCACTCTTAGATGATCTTTTGAGATAGGACGTCCAGTTGAAACATCATATTCACCAACGATTATGGCTGGAGATTCAAGCTGCATGCCTTCCACTTGTCCTTTCACATGTGCAAAGGCCCTATGATTACCGACAGCGGGATAAAAAATATTATCAAATTCCATGCCGATCGAAGGTCGCTTTTGTTTTTCTTCCACTTCATAAAATCTTTCGTAAAGCTCCTTAACTTTTGAAGGATCATGACGATAGGCCCGACATTGCGCGTTGGTGATCAAGGGATTGATGCCAATCTCTGAAATATCGTATAGCCTTTCAGAAAAATTGTAGTTCGGCTCGAAACGCACTGACAGATTATTATTTCGAATGTAGTCCCAAATTTCAATTTGTCGGGGGTCTCCGTGATCTTGAGATGGATCCTGGTATCCAGCCTTAAAAATATCAAGAGCAGCATTTTTATAATATTGTGCTCGGTTCACGCTATGATTTGTTTTTAGTTTTAATTTATTCATACTAATATTATACTCTCCCTTTTCAGAAAGTAAAGTTATATGGCACGCCCGACAGGATTCGAACCTGTGACCCTCGGCTTAGAAGGCCGATGCTCTATCCAGCTGAGCTACGGGCGCTTAGTTATTCTTCGTCGGCTATAAGCACTTCGTAAATAAGCGGAGGCTCACTTCTATAATGCACAGTCTTGAAGTGAGTCCATTTTGATTCAGGCTTGTGCCTCACTTTGGATGCTGATTCTTTCACGGAAATATATAAGTTTCCACATTGACAGTATCCTTTGTAAACATTCATTAAAGTATCGTCACCGCAAAAATTACATTCGATTACCGTTCGATAAAGAGGAACATACTCTTCTTCTACTTCCTCTTCTTGATTGAAACCGATGCCCATATAGTATATAGACTTTGTTGTGTGAAAAACCTTCGTATAGGATCCTCACGTATATAAATTGGGCGCAAAGCGCCCGGTGGACTAAGGAATCTCTGGAGCAAAAAACTGTGAACTTGGATCTGGATTGTTCCGAAAACTAGTCGGATCCTCATCCAATTGCTCTGATTCTTCTTCTGCGCTGACGTCTGGTCCTTCTTCGACGCTCACATCTGCTTCTTCTTCTACATCTAGTATAAGAACATCATCAGCAGAGTCAACTTCAGAAACAACCTCTTCGTCAACTTCCTCAACGACGTCAGATACAACCTCTTGCTCCTGTTCCAAAGCGATTGGCTCAACTGAGTCGCTACATCCCACAAATACTAACGAAACTGCTAGCACTGCCATCAACATCTTCATAAAAACTCCTTTTATTTGAAGATAAAAACTGCGCAGACAGGGCTCGAACCTGTGACCCGGCGGTTAACAGCCGCCTGCTCTACCAACTGAGCTACTGCGCATTACTGGAGCCTCCTCACGGATTCGAACCGTGGACCTGATGATTACAAATCAACTGCTCTGGCCATCTGAGCTAAGGAGGCAACTACTAATTTGTCATTAAGTATACCGACAGTGAAACAAGCCAGCCTGAAATAATCAAAGTTAATAACATTGTGTCTGCTGATTTTTCTGTCGTATTATAGTTAAATGTTCTTTTATACCACTGTCTAAATTTCATTTTGTCTCCGTTCTTATCATTTAAAATCTGGGGTGGGTATGCAGGTTTCAGGATCTATCGTAACCATATTTTTCTTATGTGCTTCAATAAATCTTTCGGCTGCTTTTTTGTTACGAAAGTTTGTAAGATAAACTAACTTTTCTTTTATTTTAAGTATAACCTCGTAGCATCCATGTCGAACATGGTTGATTATATAGTTACTTACTTCTTTGTTTTCTTTTAGTTTCTTGAGGCCCGTGGGCTTTTTTCTAAATCCTGTTCTGCGTGCCATGACTTAATAATAGGTACGGCGATAATTTAGTAAAGCCAATTCTTTGCTTTTAGCTTCAATCATGACATCAACATCCAAACCGTAAGTATTGATTTCATCAACAATCATGTCGGAATGTGCGTTAGGTCTAATCTTTGGATCTTGCTTTTCACGGGAGCGAGACTCTGAATAGTGTACAACCGGCTTGATGTCACCCCAAGTCATTGCTGCCATAAGCAAAGCCTCTTCTTGGTCAATGCCGCCAGTACAAAAAGTATGATGATGTAAATCGTGAACAATAGGTATTCCAATCTTCTGATATACCTCTTCGTACAACTCTTTGGTAGAGTACAAACTAGCTTTGTCATCATTCTCAACAGTCAAGCGAGACTTGGCAGCTTCAGACAATCGGTGATAGTTGCGATTGAAATTAGCTAGCGCCATTGGCTTGTCGTTATAGTGCGCGCCAACATGAATATTCAGTTTGTTGTACGGAGTGCGCGAGAGGCCAAGCATATCAAAAAGCTCACCGTGCGTATCTAGATCACGGATAGTGTTGAGTACAACTTGCTCATTGGGCGATGTAAGTTTGTTGAATGGGCCAGGATGTGAAGTAATCCGATGGCCATGGTCGTCGATAAAGTCACCCGCATCTTGCAGCGCATCGCAAATGGCTTCGAAGTCTGGTAAGTCAGACAGTTTGTACTCAGAAGACCACGGAAAAATATCTGATGATATACGAAAGAAACGAATGTCGTGCTTTTCATTCCACTTAAGAATCGTAAGTAGGTCGAGACAGTTCTGTAATGCCAGTTCAGAAGCATAAGGCAAGCCTTTGGCCTTGAACGTTCGTTTGATCATTGATCGATTAGTTGTGATACGTTTAGATTTAGGTTGCTCGGAGAGCGTCATATTAATGCAGGCATAGCCTAGGTTGTTTTTCATATGTCTATTATAATTACGCCACGGTTATCGTCTAGTTCTTCTTTCTCTTGCTCTTCTTGTTCCCTGGTTTTGCGAACATACTCTTCCCACTCGGGAGGGGGCAAGGGGATCTGAACGAACGGTCTCTCACTCTCCCCCATTTTCTATCTCCTCTAAGATCCTCTTAAGTTCTTGATTTTCTTCGCGTAATTCATGAATCAAATCATTCATATCGTGAACAGTTAGAATTAAAATATCATATCTTTCTTTTAGATCTTCTAATTCTTGTTCACGATGGCTCATCTTCCTTGGCCCCTATAAGGTTTTTTGCGCCGGCGAGCGCGGCTTGGAGTAGTGCCTGCCCTGTGGTTATTATAGAACGTTTCGCCTCCAGAGTGTGGCGATCGTGTATAGACGCCATTGCCCTGAGATGTCTTTTTTGGTGTATAGCTATTTCCTTTCGTATTAATCTTCGCCATCTATTTCTCCTTTTTGTCTTTCATACATGGTGATACCATTCAAGTGATCTATTTCATGCTGCACACAGACGCACTCTAACGCACTGTCTCTCGCACTAAAATATAACATAGTTGCATGGTTGTCAGCTTTCACAGCAATATCTGTGAATCTTTCAGTAACAATATAATCCCCGGGGAAAGAAAGACAACCCTCTTTAAACAAAAACTTTCCAAAATGGCCAGCAATTTTTGGATTTACTAAAACAATCGGCTTGTTAACGTTCACAACACATACTCTTTTATTGATTCCGATTTGATTTGCTGCCAATCCGACACCATTTTTGTGACCAGATAGCGCACTAAGCAAAATCTTTCCTATGCGTTCGCCTTCCTCCGGGGACGCTTTAACGCACGGCTTTTCAAGTCGTGTCTTGTTTGTAATTAAGTTATACATCTTTATTTAACTAGGACTTAGACATCAGTCTCGTCCTTACAAAAGCCGCAGAAACATAAAAACTTATGTAAGCTAGTGTAATTCCAGATATAACATCTATCAAATAATGTTGTTTTAGAGTCAGGGTTGACAAAGCAATGCCTATAGCCCACAAAAGGTATAAGGCCTTCAGACCCTCCACTCGATTAGCCAACCTAGTCTTTATGGCTCCTAAAAACATAATCCAGGCAAATGTAACATGACCAGATGGAAAAGTGTTATGAGACGCGTCTATCTTCCTAGTTAAATGCACTAGTGCTTCCGATATTGTATTGACCTCAAACTCTGGTCTGGGATAAAAACTCGGAAAACATAAATAAGATATATTCAAAACTACAGTTGCAATTGCGCATGCCCAAAAAGTTGTGATAAATAGCTGCCGAGTCTGCACTAGCGAAAACATCGTTAATAATATAACAGGGAGTATGCTGTGGTATATCCATATGTGCTGTGGCATGAAAGGTATTGCCAAGTCAAATTGCGTTATAAAATCAAACTCATGCGTGGTGACTATGGCTTGGATAAAGATATACATACTGATATAAGATACCAGCACTAGTGAGATATATTTAGCCTTTTCATATCTCGGCATATATGGTTCTTCCTTGCAACCAAAAGAACAGGTACACCTGCTTACTTATAAGTATACTTTCTTATCGCAAAAAGTAAATAAAAAAGGAAGCCGAAACTTCCTTTTATGAGATTTACAAATCTACTTAATTTCGACGCGTAAAGGCTTAGCCTCTGGTCTTTGCGGAACAACCAAGCGGAGCAATCCATTCTCAAACTCGGCCGTCGTGGCGTTGAGGTCTAAATTGCTGTCATAATTGACATAAGTCTTAGAAAAATTACGGCGTGCGACGCGTCTCTGGCGTTCGCGTTCAGTAATATTCTCACTCTTAGCGCTAACTGTGATAGATTTATTCTCTGGCTTGATCTCGATTGAGAGATCTTCTTTTCTAAAGCCAGCCAAAGCAAACTCCATTACGGTGTTTCCATTCTCCTCGCGATAGATATCAGCCACAGGATATCCCTGTGTTGTCTTTTGCATCAATTGCGGAAAATCCAGCATTGAATCAAAGATATCCTCGAATACGTTCCGACCTAACAGGCTCGGTCTATATGTTGTAAGTGTTGTAGTAGTCATAATATTTTCTCCTTTTTAAGCAAGTTTTAAACACCCTCTCCTTACAGCAAGAGGGTCTTGTTTAAAGAATAAACACACTTTTACAAAAGTCAAGAAATTAATTTATAGCTAAAGAAATATTATATCTTGTTAGTTCTTTTGAAACCAGATACCTGGATATCAATGCAGACTCTACTATCATCATGATATCAGAACTTATATAAACCTGACCTTCATCTTCTTCTTCGATGTAATTCTCCAATGCGTTCTCTAAATGTCTTTCGGTCGCGCGGGATGAAGCATAAAACTCACACAAAAGTCCGATGACATCCTTGTTCTTCTTTCCCTCTAATAAGTTTTCAAACAATAATTCTTCCGAAAAGCTAAACTGAATTTTGCACTCGCTTAATAATTCCTCTAGCGCGTCGATAGGCAAAGAGTAAACCTTGTTATTATTCTTGTTGCTCATTGATATCCTGTTTTTCTAAAAGGTCTGTATAGCCCCCCACAAATGTATATTCATTTTCTTTCTTCTGAAAGACCATTGGTACCGTCGACCAATTATATGCCTCTTTTAATTCTTCAAGGATCTTAACATTCTGATCAAAGTAAATTGCTTTATAGTGAATGTTTTTGAGAGATAAAACATTCTCAGCTTTTATGCAAAAGGGACACTCTTTCTTCAAATATAATATGTATTTGTATTCGCTCAAATCTCTGCCTGCAAGCCATATACATCTTTTTGGTTTACATACCAAGTTTCACCTAGATAATGTACACCCAAAAGCCTTCGTGGATGCGTATTCTCTACTTCAGTAACAAGTAAATTCAAGGGCTCTTTGATGGTAAAATACTTTTCTGGGATTGATTCAATTGAATTTTTCTTGTCATGAGAGCGTGCAAACTTAAGCAAACTAACACTCGAAGGTATATAAATAAGTTGTCCTATTTTTATTTCACCCTTCATACTTCAACGATCGCATAGTTAGTTGTTATTAAGGTAGAGGCCACCGAAACTGCGTTAATCAGAGCAGTAGAAGTTACCTTAACAGGATCAATGATACCCACGCTTAACATAGGCACCAGTGCATCAGAGTTAAAATCCCAGCCTTCGCCTTCTGGCGACTTGCTAACTGTATCTACTATTAGGTCCGGGCTCAATCCTGCATTGCTGGCCATCTGTCGAAGGGGAGCGCTTAAAGATTTACGCACAATTTCTGTTCCAAGCCTCTGGTCTTCGTTTTCTGTGTCGACCTCGAAGTCCATGCAGCGAACCAAAGCAGAGCCTCCACCGGAAACAATACCGCCTTCGCGGGCTGACTTGACAGCTTCCAAGGCATCCTCGATCCGATGCTTCTTCTCTATCATTTCAATCTCTGTCGGAGCACCAACCCTTATGACCGCTACCCCGCTAGCAAGTCGTGAGATTCTTTCTTGAATCCTGAAGCACTCCTCTGAATCTTCAGTTTGTTTTATTTCTTCTTTTAAAGATTCAATTCTCTTGTCAATTTGTTGCCAATCACAATTACCACTGATCAAAGTGGTAAAGTTTTTTAGCACCTCTATCTTTTTACATCGTCCAAGATTCTCTAACTTCACATCTTGCAGCTTAATTCCCGAATCCCGACCAATAAAAGTTGCGCCACAAGAAATAGACAAGTCTTCCATTATCTTCTTGCGCTCTTGGCCATAACGCGGGGCCTTGACAGCTGCGATCTTCATTGTGCCTCGCACAGTGTTCATAATTAATGCGGCGAGTGCTTGGCCCTCGACCTCCTCGGCAACAATAATCAAGGGACGTCCTTCTCGTGAGACGAATTCTAGAACAGGCAAAATATCTTCAACCAATTCTATCTTGTGATTGGTGACCAATAGCAAGGCATCATCGTACTCTACAGCAGCCTTTCTTTCGTTTGTTATAAATGCAGAGGCAAAATAGCCAGAGTCAAATCTAAATCCTTCTGTAATATCGACAGAAGTCTCCATTGATTTGCCGTCTTGAATAGTAATTGAACCATCTTTGCCAGCTTGATCGACGGCCATGGCAATCATCTTTCCAATCGATTGATCTCCATTGGCAGAAATGGTGGCCACATGCTCTATGTCTTCAGTAGAAGACAAGGGGTGTGACATGCCCTCTAGACGCTCTAGAAGCGACTCTACGGCTTTATCCATACCTCGCTTAAGTTCAACCGGGGAAGCCCCTGCAGCTAGGTATTTCTGTGCGTTATTAAGGATTGCTCGGGCTAGTACAGTTGACGTGGTTGTACCATCACCGGCCTTGGAATTTGTTTGCGCTGCAGCTTGTTTGATTATTTGCGCGCCAACATTCTCAAAAGAATCTTCAAGCTCCACAAAATTAGCTACAGTCACACCATCTTTTGTAATGATTGGTGGATTATTTTTTCTATGCAGTATAACGTTTCGACCTTTAGGTCCCAAGGTAGAAGCTACATTATCTGCTAGCTTATTTACTCCATCGATTATACGAACCTGCAAATCTTTGCCGTTCTGGTAGTTTTTAGACATATGACCTCGCTTCTGTATTCTAATTCTTACACATATTAGTATAAGAACGATAACTATTTAAGTCAATTAATTAATTTATTATGAACCAGAACCTTTACGAAGCGTCGGAGGGGAAACTGAATAATCCATATACGTTTCTCCTCCAGATGCACCGCCATCAATTGCTTGTACAGCGTTTGAGGTTGCTTGCTGCAGCTTTTCTGCGTCTTGAATTGCATCTAAAGCAAATTGTTTTCTATTCTGCCCTTCTTCCGTTGTAGCTAAGAAATAATTATTTACGTTTCCAGTAAAAGTCTGAAGTGTTGCATAAACAGGGCCGATAGTTTCTTTCAAGAGATCGGCATATGCTGCCCAGGTTTGCTTCATGTATTGCTCGCCAATCATCAAGGTTCCAAGGGAGCGAAAGCCACGGATCTCTTCGGCCTGATCTCTTGTAAACTCAAACTGCTCTTTGCCTTGGTAGCCAGCTGTCTGTCTCAGAGAATCAATAATTGCGTCTTTGTCACCAGATTCAATATTTCTTTTTAAGATGTCAACAACGGCTATCGAACCAAATAGCTTCTGCGCTTTTGTGCCCTCGAATCTTCTATCAGCATGATTAATAACAAATGGAGCGAACTCCTGCAGATCTTCATCTGGCGTCTGCATAACTCTATTTAAGATTTTGTTGAGATCTTCGCCGCGAACACCAACCTCGTTTAACCTCGATGGAGCAGACGGTGAGAATTTAAATTCGCCAGCGCGTTGGCCGGGGACAAAGCCGACTTTACTAAACTTAATAAATTTAACCGGCTTGCCTTCTGAATCTAATTTTTGAAGAAACTGTTTGAGACCTGTGGCTGTCTCTATTTCTACTCCTCTCGTTGTCACCTCTCTTAAGAACGGCGTTACGAAAACATCCAAAAAGTTCTGCAGGGTGATTAAGAACTCGCCAAATTCAAGGCCTTGGTCTTGATTAATCCGGCGGGCATCTAGATAAATAACATGGTCATAGTCAGCAAAATGTTCAACCATGTTTCTAAAGGATCCCTTGACACCTGTTGTTTGGCCTAAAAGCTTAAGAGAGTAATGCTTGTCATTTAAAATCACATCCGTAATTGGTTTTCCTGAAGCACCCGAGCCAATATCTTCTGGTCCTGTGATCTGCACAGATTCGCCACCAAACAATCCAGCAAGAAAGCCCTCAAAAATAAAACCACCAGCTGATTCTGTAAACTCTCTAATGATTGAAGAAAGTATTTCACAAACGACCATGCTAGAGAGGATTTCAGAAATACTTGCAGCCTCTTTCTTTTCTGCTATAATACTATTAATACTAGCTATTTTTTCTTCTAAAGAAGTTCCGCCGATACGCTTAGTGAACCCTTCGATGATTGCGCGGTCTTTGGAATTCATCTTGCCCCAGTCTTCTGTAATTTTGATTGTTGGCAACGATATGTTAACGTTAGAATAATCAATAGTAGCGGTCTCATCTTCGGTCAAAAGATTAAACACTGACATTTGTTCTTCAATTATTTGTATTAAAGAATCAAAATTTAATTTTGGGGTAGTTTTGTTATCTAGCATTTCTTTTTCTGAATTCATAACTATAATTAGCTCCTTTCCTTCTTAATAGATTCAATAATTTCATCGACTTTCAGACCAGCAGTATCAATTTTGTTTCTGGTTAGATTATAGTGGTTGATTACTCCTTTGAATCTTCCTTTAACGGCGTCAGGAAAAACACCAGTACACAGACTTCCATCTTCATTCTTGGGATACTCTAAAGGAATATCCAGGCACTTATTCAAAAAGTCAATCAATACTTTATAAGCCTCTAATTGCGCAGGATAATAGCCCAAATGCGGCTTTAAAGTTCGACCGTGAACCTTGCTGTCTGATAAAACTGGGCGCTCTTCCAGGCCCATTCTCTTATAGCGTGAGCCGTACTTAACATAGTAGGCATTAGAAATATCAATACCAATCGAATTGTTGTTTGAACCCTTAGCGTGCCAAGCAATATTATTGGTGTCAACTAGCTGAACAATTGTTCCATCGTTATCGATTACAAAATGTGTAGAGATGCCTCTCTTCTCCAAGACTCTCTTGCAAGAATCAGCTGAAGTGCAAACATCCCAATGCGTTACGATTACATGTGGCTTTCTTTGTTTTCTATAAGTTTTGTAACACTTCGAGGGAAGCATATCTCTTTTTACTTTAGGCCAAGCGATCGGGACCAGTTTTCCGTTGATCATCAAATTACTAAGCCCTTCAAGAGAATCCAGTTCAGATTCGCGGTGGAGCTGCATGCGCCTGAAAGTATTAGTGCCCACCATCCCGTCAACCTTAAGGTCATGCTCAAGTTGAAACTTGCGCACTTCTCTTTCAAGCTCAGTGTTGAATTTCTCAACACCCAGCCATGAAGGATCCCAGCCAAGCCTCTTGGCAGATCTCTTGTTGTATCGATTAATTATCCAGCCCATGCTTTGTCCTCTAGTAGATTATATCAGCGATGCCTAGCTCAACAGCTTCTTCTGCGTCAATATATACATTCGTCTTTCTTTGTATTAGTTTTCGTAGGTGTGCTTCGGTCATGTTTGTTTCAGCAGCCAAGGCCTTGACATATTGCTTCTGAGTTATCTTCGCCTCTTCAAATTCATTTTCAACGTCGTGCAGGTGGCCGTGCTGGCCCGATATCACACCATGGATCATCACTCTACAGTTTTTACCAATCTTTCTTTGACCCTTGGTGCCGGCTGCTAATAGAAGCACGCCAGCAGACATAACCTTTCCCATGCCTACGGTGTGTATCGGCACAACGTTGCGAATTTCTCTCATGGTATCATAAACAGCAAACATATCCATGGCGGCGCCACCATATGTCGAGATACAAAATTCAATTGGCTCGGGTGCGACTTCCTCTTCCTCTGTGCTGCTTAGTTGAGCCACCATTAAGCCTGATTCTTTCAAATACTTGAGAGTATAAATTGCTTCTGAGCATCTTTCTTCGTTGATATCTCCATATATTCCTAGTATTCTTAGCTTTGGAGTATCGGATAACACAGAACTTAAATCAGACAAGCTAATAGCCTCAAACTCTTCTTTTGTTTCATCTTTTTCTTCTTTCTTTTCTTTCTTTTTGCTAACGTTAAACATTTTTTATTCCTTTTTTCAAGTGTTTCATCGCACCTTGCCAATCTTTAAATGTCGTGATTGACCTTAATCTTGTGGGAGTTAGGTTTCTTATATTCAAGACAACTAGCCTCTGCCAAAATTGTAACGCCTGCTTGTCTTTTTCTATTTGTTCCTTGGCTTTCTCTTCATCAAGTTCCGACAGCTTGTCAAAGCTTTGCTGGCTAACTAAATCGTAATTATCACTAGCATTTTTAAGAAGCGACAATGATGAAAGCAGCGCTTCATTAAATATAGTTGCAGCCATGGTAATATTAAGTGCCTTGGCCACAATTTTATAAGAGATAATTCCCATTGCGTACCAAAAAACCGCTTGCAACATTGTAAAATCCATTGACTCCATCTACAACTCCAAATAAAAAGCCTGTTAGAATTCTAACAGGCTTTCAAGTTTCAGTTAACTAAAAGAATATTCAATTAGTTGTTTTTGCTGGCTTCAATAAGCCTATTGGTGACTCTGCGCAAAGTCTCGTTAACCAGCCATTCTTCTTTACCAGAATCAACCAATTCGATGTCAGCATTAGCTAGCGCTTCTTCGAGATTCTCTTCGGTGACCTCTGTCTCTTCCTCTAGAGTATCTTCCTGCTCAAGCATTGGCTCTTCGTCACCCTCGGGCGCATCCATGTCCATCTCGCCTGGATCATCGTTTGCGACCGTCATGTTGCAGCCAGTTGCGTCCTCAATTGCGGCAGCGACTGCATTAACTAAAGAGACAACTTCATCTGAGCATCCACCGTCTTCTGGAGACATATCGTCTTCTGGGTCTGCCATATCCATGTCTGGAGCGGGATCAGCGTCTGCATCCATTCCAACTTCTGGATCCTCTTCATACATACCCATGCCCTCTTCTTGAACTTCATTCTCACTAACGACATCTTCTTGGAAGAAATCTTCGTTTAAGGGCTGTAAATTGGCCAACTTCATAAACCTACGAGTGGTTTCTTCTTTAAGTAAGCGCTTTTTCATAATTCTTTCTCCTTTTAAAAAACGGTTTTACAGTTTAAATTAAATAGTACGCAAAAGATACAAATGCATTTTTTACTATTCTAAATAGTATCTGGTTTGATCATTTTGCCTAGTTTTTTTAATGCCTTTTCTTCAATCTGCTTAATTCGCACAAAACTAACCCCCAAACGTTCGGAAGTTTCTCTCAAAGTCAAAGGCCCGTGCTTTGATACTGTCTCGTGTACGCAATTTCTGTCTTCGTCATAATCAACCCAAGATCGACACTCTTTTACCGGACATGACACATTTAGTTTTCTACAAGTTTCCAAACATTTCATAGATCCGGGTGCTCCTGGGCTATAATATCAAACATATCTTCAATATCATTTTCGTTCAAGCCAAAAACTTTTTTAGTCTCCTCCCCTTTCTTAAGGAGTCGTGATGAGGCAGATCTTTTGTTCACCCCTTGTATACTATTCTCTCCCTTATAGCGATCTAAATAAGAAATTATATCTTCATCATTGTTCAGGTATCCAGTTATCATTGCGCGAAAGAAATGAGATTGATTCATACCATCGTGACGCAAGCGTATTCTCAAGTCAGCTTGTCGCTTTTCAGTATCATAGAACATGAATTTCTTTCTTGTCTTTGGGTCTGGAATTGTAGGATCTTTCATTTGTTCCTCCCCAGAATATGTGTGTTACTTTCTACTTGACTTGAATTTGTCTGTCGTAGGAAATTTGCTTTACATCGAAGCTCTGACAAGTTGCGTACACCTGAATAAGAAAGGCCGCTGCGAATACCGCCACCAATGTTTTCAAGGATATCTTCAACACTTCCTTTATACGGAACGGTAGTTGATATTCCTTCTGGCGTTGAAGATTTGCCTCTCCAGTCGATTTGTGCGTCTGCTGAGGCCATACCTCTGTATACTTTATACTTTTTCCCTGTGTTACTAGAAAAGGTTTCACCCGGAGTCTCCTCGGTACCGGCTAGCATTGATCCGATCATGACAAAATCTGCACCAGCTGCATATGCCTTGATCATATCTCCGGTAGTTTTTATGCCACCATCGGCAATAATCTTTGAACTATAAGTAGTCTTGGAGATCTCTAAAAGACTCTGAAAAGTTGGCATGCCATGACCGGTCACCAATCTAGTAGAACAAATCGATCCTCCACCTATGCCAACACGAATCGAATCAGCGCCCCAAGAGGCTAAAGCATCAAAACCTTCCAAGGTCGCGACGTTGCCAGCCATGATATGCACAGACTCGGCAAAGCGATCTTTAAGAGTCTTGAGGCAGCGCTCCATAACAGAATGGTGTCCGTGTGCAACGTCAACACATAAAACTTGAGCACCGACTGAGCGCAGGGCCATAGCTCGCATTTCGAAATCATCAGTCATGCCAATCGCAGCGCCAACTTTCATTTCCGAATTCAATGCAAGAGCATATGCCAGTTTTCGTACTTGTTCTTCAACTTCATCATATCTATGAATTATTCCTAAGCCACCCATCTTGTCCATGGATAAAGCCATTCGACTCTCGGTAATCGTATCCATCGGACTTGAAATAACCGGCAGCTTTAAATGTATATTCTCGTCTAGATCGCTGCCTATATCAACCTGCGACCTGCTTTCAATATCGCTAAATTGTGGCACCAACAAAACATCATCGTATGATAATCCCTCTTGCATCTTTTCTCCTTATTTAGAATGCTTGTCCGCTATGGATGATGCTACAAAAGCGTCTGGCTTAATTTTACACTCAAAGCCATTACCCTTGGCATATCCAACTAGCATGTCTGAAAACTTGCTAGTTTTTGTATTTTTATTTGAACTGCTGACATCTAGGTGCAATTCAATATTTATTTGAGGACAGAAATGCAACAACTCCATTCCAACATCAATCGAAGTCTGAACCTCTGCCATAATTCTAACCATTAATGTTTTAAATCTCTCTGCCTTGAAGATATTGCGTTTTATAAAGTATCTTCCACCGTGCTGTCCTTCTGCATTGCGTAAGCATATTGCAGATGAAAAAACACATTCTCTTTTGTGTAAGAAACTATCACTACCAACATAAATTGTGCCGTCAGCTTTTGCGTGGTCTTTTACAATGGCAACTATCTCATCAAATTCTATGCTCTCTCCAGCGCCCGTAAACCACTTACTCATCATTCAAAGTCTCTAAATATCTTTGCAGATACCAAATAGCTTTCTCAATGTCTTCGTTGGATTTTCCTTTATGTTTGTGTCTGGCAATGTATTTAAGAGCATTGCCGCAGTGAAAATCCAACTTCCAATCTTCAATAACTTCAATCGCCTCAATCTTTCCAGAGTTATAATGCTCTGGGTGGTCGACTGATTTTGATTTGCTTTTGCTTATTCCACGTATTGAGCGCTCATCCGCGTCAGCTAAGCCAA